CCAGCGCCACCCCCAGGTTCTGGCCTTCCTATTCCACCAGAAGCAATCACTACAACAGCCACATTCATCGGACAACCAGGCGGCACATCATTTAACGCACCAGACATCGCTGTACCCGTCATTGCCAAGCCCGTCACTGGTGCTCTAGCAGCAGTGCCAGGAATACAAGCAGTGAGCAAGACATTTGCTGCCATGGAAAACCTTGGTAACGACATGTCGCCAATTACCCGAAAGAAAGCAAAGAAAATCTTGGTAACTACAGTCGTTGTGGCTGCCATCGGTCGATTCAGAAAGAGCTCCTAATGAAATTCATTAAATCCCTATTTGCAGACCTTGCCAACCAAATTTGGACCTTTGTCGGTCTTTTTTCAGCTTGGTTGGTACTTACAGGTAGCGCCAAGACTGTTGTGGGCGATGCTATTCTTATTTCCTTGTTCCTTTGGATTGTGACGTTCCCTCTTCGTAATCCGAAGAACAAGGACTAACCCCAATTCATTAGGAGACCCATGAACAAGAAGTATCTTGCTTACGTAGAGCATTACATCTACGGTACCGCTGGCACTGCTGTAGGTATCGTCCTTGTAACTCTTAAGACACCTGGCCACCACGACTACAAGTCTGTCCTTTGGGCACTTGCAGCTGGTCTAGTTGTTCCAGCTCTTGCAAAGCTAAACCCAAACTCAGTTGCTAATGCAATCTCTAAGAAGACAGGCCTTCCAGAGGCAGTTGTCGCTCAGGGTCTTTCTACTGCAGTAGCTGACGCTGATAAGACCATCGCAGAAAACAACAAGTAAAAGATACAGATTAGGAGTTAGCCAGTGACAACCTTTTTTACGACGCTAGGCATTGTCACTGGCGCTCTTATTAGCTTGGGGCTTTTGCTTAAGCCACTTATCGGACGCCTTCGCCGTTGGGCGCATTGGATGGAAAGCTTTATGCGTGATTGGGAAGGCGAAGATGAAGCTCCAGGACGTGCCCGAGTTCCAGGAGTTATGGAGCGCCTGAACAAGCTTGATGGCGAACTGAGCAACAACGGTGGAAGCACCACAAAAGACAAAGTAGATAAACTCTACAAAAACCAAGCCATCTTGATGGATGCCTTTGTTGAGATGGGCGAGCGCCTTATCTCTATTGAAAATTGTTTGACGAATAAACCTCAAGAATCGTCTAATTAAGGGAAGATAGTCGCATGAGCGACTTTGGAAGCTACAACAGCGGACCTAACCCATTTCTATGGGCTGCTGGCGCTATGGCAAGCTACAAGCCTGATATCGCAAGAAATCCAGAAGCTCATCGTGCAATGAAGAAGCAGTATAAAGTTGCAATGAAAAACTACAAAAGTGCTATGAAGCTTCACGCAGCACATCAACCACAAACATCGAACACTATGCACGAGCCTACTGAAGGCAACGCTGCACAAGAGGAGACACAAATGGAAAAGCCAATGGCAACACACCCAATTACTGGCGCACAGGTACCTAAGGTCCCAACAAAGCGCAGCAACAACAACCCAACGCCTGCAGGCACAAAGCCTAAGAAGAAGTAGTCGTGGCAGGCGCAGTCAACAGAGGCGACGCCTCATACTCACACTTTGATGCAGGGGTAAACTCTCGCAACAATCCGATGACGACTGTTGACCGCCAAATGCTAGATTTTGCAATGAAGACTGCTGGCAATCCTGTAGAAAAAACACATGGACAAATTCTGGAACATTTTGGGATGTATCCACCAGAGTTTTGGACTCGTGCTCAGCGGTTGTCGCAACACCCTGACCTTTCTCCTGAAGATAGGCAGCGTTTATCCCAAGTATTTTCAGACCCATCACGTCCAGGCCCTATGGGTGGGGGAGCGCCAATTTATTCTGGCGAATCCTCTACTCAAGGACTAATGTGGTAGTCTCGCTTACCCATCAAAGAAAGTAGGAATCATGGCATTTCCATTATTCGGCAAAGGAAAGACCACTGCTGTTGACGCTTTGGCAGAAATTGCTCCAGAAGCTCCAGTAGAAAACGTTGACACCACAGCTACTAAGGAAGCCCCTAAGAAAGCTGTAAAGAAGAAAGCTCCTGCCAAGAAGGTTGCCAAGAAAGCTCCTGCTAAAAAGGCAGTAGCAAAGAAGACAGCTAAGAAGGCTGCTAAGAAAGTCGCAAAGAAGGCAAAGTAAATGACCTGTGCTAATTGCAATAACGATGCTGTTTATGTATATCCATTGACCTCTAAGACTTCTGTGTTGTATTGCGAAAAGCACTTGCCTAGCTTCCTCGAGTCACGTAAGAAGGCGGGATTGCTTCAGACAACTGCTTCCATGAAAGCAGCACAAGAAGAAGCAATCTCCGCTCTTACAACTCCAGCACCAGTAGAAGAAACTCCTGCACCAGCTCCTCGACCTACAAAGGCCGCTAAAAAGACAGCACAATAATGCCCCTCATTCGCAAGTTCGCCGTGCAGGGTCATGCTGTACCATCGGTAGCGCACAGTCCTAGAGGACCGTTTCCGCCTGAAGTTCTAGCCCAACCTCGGATGGAAGTGGACGACCAACATTCGGATTCCTTACACGTCGGATTAGACAATGTACGCTTCTTCAGATGTCGGGCTTGTGAAGAAGTACTTCTTGAGGCTGAACTAGACAATCATGATTGTGAGGAAATAAATGGCTACAAATAACGACGGTCACCTTATCGACGATAAGGGAAACGTGGCAGTAGATTTCGTATGGGGTAACTTCCCACTACAACCAAACGATGTTCGCACCGCTAACGGTGGTTCAAACCTTGATTACACCAAGGATTCACACAACATCGCAGAAGATGGCTGGAATGGCTATCCTCTTTACACACCAAATACAACAGGTTCTCAGACCTCTGGCGTTGACTACGTTGTAGTTCCAAACGTCATTGGCCTTACCACCGTAGCAGCAACAGATGCTCTTCAAGACTTTGAACTTGTTGCTTCTGCCCAGTCTGCATACAACCCAGCTCTTACAGCAATTACATTGACTTCTAACGTCGCTTCTGTAACTGTAAGCAACCACGGCTATGCTGTTGGCGATGTTGTAACAGTTGCTGGTCTTGTTAACGGCTCAGGTTCAGCCGCAAATGACGCTGACCTTAATGGTACACACACCATCACCGCTGTTCCAGATGCTAACAACATTCGTTGGGCACAGACACACGCAGACATCACATCTCACTCTGGCATTTCAGGTGCTACAGCAAAGGTTGCTGCTCGTGCAGGAACAATCAAGGCTCAGGGAACTGCAGCTGGTACCTCTGTAGCAGTTGGTGCAACTGTAACAATCACACCTTACTTCGCTTCCTAAGCAGTACGGTTTTAGTCAATGACTCGACCAGCAGGCGGAGCCGCCAAAGGACAAAAAGTGGTGGCTCCATCTGCTGCCGAGTTGTTGAACTTAGCAGTAGGTAGTCAGTTCGGCCCAAAACAAATGGCGGGCATTCAAGACATCATTAGCCCTGGATTTAAAGGTCTTCCTGTTTCATCGGGATATGGCGAGTTTGAAGAAATCATTCCCCTTACCAAACTTCTTAAAGACCCTAATACCATGGAGTATTACGACACCAATCAAAGCGGTTATGATTATGACAACTTTGGCGAAGAACCAAATATGGAAGACGAATCACCAGCAGAGCTGAGTGTGGTTCCAACTTCCACCATCAATCCCAAGCGCCCACGCACAGTAGCCGCTGGTTACGATAAGACGGAGGGCAAGATTACCGTTGTGTTCCGTGATGGAACGTTTTACAACTATTACCAGATTCAGCCACAAGAGTGGCAAGCATTTAAGGCTCGTGTATCTAAGGGCCGCTACATTCTTGCGTACCTAGATTCTAAACCACGTGGTCCAGCCGATACTGCGGAAATCTCAGCAACAGCTCGCAAAGCGTTCTACCGACTTTCACGTGCTGCTCAGCTACACTACGGCGGTCGCCCTGACCTTGCAAAGAAGAAAACTCCACGACCTAAGAAAAAGTAGGAATGCCAAAAGTACACGACATCGGTCCAGCATTCGTTCAAGTAACTAACTTCCCCTATCAATGGGGTAAGAAACTAGTTGTACGTGGGTGGACGCAAGAGATAGAAGAACCATTTAGAACAGCAAAGCCATTTATAGTACGCTTGCCTAAATATAAAGCGCTAGTCTTTGGTAAATGGACAGGTGCTACAACAGAAGAAGCAGCACTCAATGGAGCATTAGAACGGCGGGATGTAACGTATGAGGATTTTACGGAAGAAGCAGGATGGACAGCCCCAGACTCGGGTGGAGAAGAGAGTCTCGAAGATTTCTACGCCAGACTTAGTTCAATGGATGGAACACTCGATGTACACGATTGGCAAGTGTATTACCACTTGGCAAAGGAGTCCGAGTGAGGAGCTTCTTGACGAAGTTGTTTTAGGAGCCGAAGTCTTTTACGCCATAGCTAAAGAGCTAAAGAAACGGTCTACATGAGTGAGATAGACGAAGAAAAATTTGAGGAGATAAATCCCGAATTTTATTTGCAGGATGAAGCTCCCGTTCAAGAAGAGATTGATGAGCCTCTTGACGAGCTTTCTCAAAAGTTTGTAGACCAGCTTATCGATAAGATGCTGGATTTCTTGAAAGTTCTTGTTGGGCATGACCTGCACCCCTATCAAAAGCCTTTAGCACGTCGCATCATGGAGTCCGTCATCATTAACGATGGCGAAGAAATTACTGCTCTTGCATCTCGTCAGTCAGGTAAGTCAGAGACTGTTGCGGATACCGTAGCAACGTTAATGATTTTGCTTCCTCGTCTTGCCAAGCTATTTCCAGAGCTATTGGGCAAATTTAAAGATGGTCTATGGGTGGGGCTGTTCGCTCCTACTGAAGGTCAGGCAGAAACGTTGTTTGGTCGTGCAGTTACCCGCTTGACTTCAGAACGAGCAATTGAAGTTTTGGGTGATTCAGAGATTGATGATTCAGCAGTGCGTGTGGGCGGTGTAACTCGTCAGATTAAACTGAAAAAGTCTGGCTCTACCATAACCATGATGACTGCCAACCCTCGTGCAAAGATTGAATCTAAGTCGTTCCATCTCATCGTCATTGATGAGTGCCAAGAAGCTGATGACTTTGTTGTCTCTAAATCAATCTCTCCTATGCTTGCGTACTACGCAGGTACCATGGTGAAGACGGGCACTCCCACAACCAGTAAGAACAACTTCTATCGTGCCATCCAGCTCAACCGACGCAAGCAAACTGCTCGTGGACGACAGAATCATTTTCAATGGGACTGGAAAGAAGTAGCCAAGGTCAACCCTAACTACTCGACGTACATCAAGAAAGAGATGCTTCGCATTGGCGAGGACTCAGATGAGTTCCAGATGTCGTACAACTGCAAATGGCTTCTTGACCGAGGCATGTTCGTCACCTCATCTGTTATGGATGAGTTGGGAGACACTTCTCAAGAAATCGTAAAGTCATGGCACAAAACTCCTGTCGTTGTAGGAGTGGACCCTGCTCGTAAGATTGACTCCACTGTTGTAACCGTTGTATGGGTGGACTGGGATAGGCCAGATGAGTTTGGATACTACGACCACCGTATTTTGAACTGGTTAGAAATCCAAGGAGCCGATTGGGAAGAGCAATACTTTCAAATTGTGAACTTCCTTAGTAACTACGACGTGCTTGCCGTGGGAGTTGACGGCAACGGTGTTGGCGATGCAGTAGCCCAACGTCTCAAACAACTGTTGCCTCGTGCAGAAGTTATGGCTCTTACCTCTAGCCCTACCGAGCAGTCCAAACGATGGAAACACCTTCAAGCTCTTATCCAAAGAAAGATGCTTGCATGGCCTGCCCATGCCAAAACTCGTCGCCTCCGTACATGGAAGAGGTTCTACCAGCAAATGGTGGATGCCGAAGTTACCTTTAAGGGACCAAACTTCTTGGTTGCTGCCCCTAATGAAACCTACGCCCATGACGACTTTGTGGACTCCTTGGCTATTGCTTGCTCTTTGACGCAGGACTTAGTCATGCCAGAGGTAGTTGCTTCTAGTAATCCTTTTTTCTAGTTAGACAACACAGATAGGACAAA